CTCGCCGGTGACTTATCCGGCCTATCAGGATGCTGATTCCGGCGTCCGTTCAATGAAAGCCTGGCAGGAGGCGCGTGATAGCGGCGCGCTACAGAACGCCATTAACCAAAGAATGGCGCGTGAGCGCCTGCTGACTCTGATCAACGCGTAAGGAAAAACCATGAAATTGCACGAACTTAAGCAAAAACGAAACACTATCGCCACCGAAATGCGTGCACTGCATGAAAAACTCGGCGAAACGACCTGGACGGAAGAGCAGCGCACTCAGTGGAGCGCGATGCGATCCGAACTGGACGCACTTGATGACAAAATTGGTCGCGAAGAAGAGTTGCGCCGCCATGACCAGACGTATATTGATAACCAGGAAGAAGAGCAGCGCCGGCAGCAAACTGGTGACCCGGAACAACAGGCTACAGAACGTCGCGCAGCTGCATTTGATAAATTCCTGCGTCATGGTTTTGGCGAACTTTCTGCCGAAGAACGCCAGGCCGTTAAAGAGCTTCGAGCTCAGGGCACCACGCCTGACGACAAAGGGGGTTATACCGTTCCCGTTCAGATGCTGAACAAAATTGTCGATTCCATGAAAGCTTACGGCGGTATTGCCAGTGTTTCGCAGATTCTTAGCACGTCAAATGGTCAGGATATTACCTGGTCAACCTCCGACGGTACTGCCGAAGAAGGTGAACTGCTGGCAGAAAACACCGCTGCCAGTGAAGGGGATGTCACCTTTGGCACGGCGATTCTGGGCGCGAAAAAACTCTCTTCCAAAATTATCCGCGTATCTAACGAACTGCTGCAGGATAGCGGCGTAGATATTGAAGCCTACCTTGCTGGCCGTATCGCGCAGCGTATCGGTCGTGGTGAGGCAAAGTATCTGATTCAGGGTACCGGTGCCGGAACCCCGACACAACCGAAAGGCCTCGTCACTTCGGTCACGGGTACAGTCAACACGGCTTCTGCCACCACTTTTACCTGGAAAGAAATGAATGCCCTTAAGCACTCGATCGATCCGGCATACCGTGGCGGTCCGAGTTTCCGCTGGGCGTTTAACGACTCCACTTTGCAAGTGGTTGAAGAGATGGTTGATGGACAGAACCGCCCCCTCTGGCTGCCGGATGTTGTTGGGGGCTCTCCTGCCACTGTTCTGGGCACGCCTTATGTTATCGACCAGGGCATTGAAGGGATCGCCGCCAGTAAAAAATTCATTTTCCTCGGTGATTTTAACCGCTTCATTATCCGCCGAGTGGCCTACATGACGCTGAAACGCCTGGTGGAACGTTATGCAGAATACGATCAGACCGCATTCCTGGCCTTTCACCGTTTTGACTGCGTACTTGAAGACACTGCTGCAATTAAAGCGCTGGTGGGTAAACCTGCATAATTAGTCGCAACGTTAACCACAACAGCCGCGAAAGCGGTTTTTTTATGCCCGCTATCTGGCGGGCATAGGATTAACTATGAGTACAACAATCGAAATTTTGCGGGCGCAGTGTCGTATCGACAGTGACGATTCGACCGAAGATGAGATGTTACTTATCTATTTCGGATCAGCGAAAAGAAAAGCTGAAAACTTCATTAATCGTAAGCTTTATGAAACTGAAGTACCTGAAAGCGATCCTGACGGACTGCTGATTGAAAATGATGTGCTACTGGCGTTATTGCTGCTATCTGGGCACTGGTATGAAAATCGTGAGCAAGTGAATGTAGGTAATATTGTTACGTCATTTCCGTTTGGTTTTGAATCGCTGCTTGAACCATACCGTTACATCCCTTTGTAAGGAGGTGCTATGCAGGCTGGAAGACTAAGGCACCGTGTCACCATCCTCAATTTTATCTCTGTTCGTGATCCGTCAGGTCAACCGATTGAAGAATGGCAGGATGGCAAGACTATCAGGGCCGAGGTATTGGGCATTAGCGGTCGCGAGCAATTGCAGTCTGGTGCGGAAACAGCAGAGGCAACGATCCGAACGTGGGTTAGATATCGGAGTGATATTACTGCGGCATCCCGCCTTCAGGTGTTAACCGGCCCTTTTGCCGGGATAACCATTAATGTGGTGGCCCCACCAATCCCGGATGCAAAGCGAACCCGACTCGAAATTCTCTGTAAGCAGGGGACTGAAAAATGATTGATTACAACCTCGATTTTTCAGGGCTTGGAGATATTGCTAAAGATCTCGATCTTCTGAGTAAAGCCGAAAACAACAAAGTTCTTCGTGATGCAACCCGTGCTGGTGCCAGCGTGCTCCGTGAGGAGGTTATTTCCCGAGCGCCAGAGCGAACAGGTAAGTTGAAGAAAAACATTGTCGTCGTTACTCAGGGTAGCGTAACGAAAGGGCAGATCTCATCTGGCATTCACATCCGTGGCCGCAATCCTCGCACCGGGAATAGTGACAACACGATGAAGGCCAACAATCCACGCAATGCATTTTACTGGCGTTTTGTGGAGTTGGGTACAGTGACAACCCCCGCACACCCATTTGTTCGTCCTTCCTTCGACGTTATGCAGGACGAGGCGTATCAGGCTGCGCTACGACGTCTTAACCAGGCAATCGATCAGGTGTTCAGCAAATGACTGAAGACGACATTTATGCACTGCTTTCCACGTTGGCTGGTGGTCAGGTGTATCCCTACGTAGTGCCGTTAAATAAGACAGGTGAACCGGAAATTACTCCGCCCTGGATCGTATTTTCACTTCCTTCTGAGGTATCCGTCGATACGTTCTGCGGCCCATCAGAAACCAGCATAACGATTCAGGTCGATGTTTATGCGAAACGTATCAAAGACGCAAGAGAGCTAAGAGATCAGGCGGTGGATTTGCTCTCGCCACTTGGTCTGGAAAGCCTGAACAAGTTTGCTGGTTATGAACCTGAAAACCAGTTACACCGTGCAACGCTTGAAGCATCGATCATCGTCTAATTAATCCCCCATCCCGTCCCGAACCCGACCAATGTGTCGGGTTTTCTTTTTTGGAGATAACTATGTCAGCGTTATTCGAACGTGCGCAAAAAACGCAGGTGCTCATCACTAATGCACCTGTCACTGCGGAAGAACTCGCAGCTGCAACCTTTCTTAACCTGAGCTGCACAATCAAGCAGGCCAGCTTCACGGCAGGGCAAAAGCAGGATATTGACGTCACCACGTTATGCTCGGAAGAGCAGGAGAACATCAACGGCCTGGCGGCGGCATCTGAGATGTCACTCAGCGGCAACTTTTTCCGTAACCCGGCGCAGGACACCCTGCGTACCGCTTACGACACCGATGCAGTGTACGGCTTCAAAATCCTTTTCCCATCGGGCAACGGTTTCCTATTCCGCGCTGAAGTACGCCAGCACACCTGGGACTCACAAACCAACGGTGTCGTTGCGGCTACATTCTCCCTTCGTCTGAAGGGTAAGCCTGAAACCATTGATGCGGTATCAACCCTGGTGTTTGACACGGATCTGGTGCCCACGCTGTCTGTAACCGCTGGCTCTGCACTGGCAATGACGGTCGCAGCAAGTGGCGGCGTGGCACCCTACACCTATAAATGGAAAAAAGGTGCGACGGTTGTTTCCGGTCAGACAGCAGCAACCTTTAATAAGGCCAGTGCGGTTTCTGGCGATGCCGGGGTTTACACCTGCGAAGTCACCGATTCGGGAACGCCTGAGCAGGTCATTACCTCTGCTGAATGCACTGTCACCGTTAACTAATGGAGATCGCCGGTTATCCGGCGAGTAACTTAATGGCAAAAAATATCAAAGCCCTGGCTATGTCGAAGATGGCGGGTTTTCGCCATCTATCTGTCGTAGTGCCTGAGTGGGAAGGCGAAAAAGTCATTCTTCGTGAGCCATCTGCTGAAGCGTGGTTACGCTGGCAGAATATCGTAAAGAACGATACTGAAACCGAACTGTCGGTATCTGAAAGCATGAAGCGAAATCTTGATGCCGATGTGACGTTGTTTATTGATGTGCTGCTTGATGCAGACGAGCAGCCAGTATTTTCCCCGGATGATGCCGCTGATGTTGCGGGTATTTATGGACCGGTGCATTCCCGGTTGCTGAAGCGCGCACTAAATCTGATCACCGGCGCAGAGGAAGCCAAAGAAAAGTAAAAACGCCTGGCATGCAGTTCCTGATGTCGCTGGCGCTTCGGATGGGACGCACGCTGGGCGAACTGCGAAACACCTTGTCAGTGGGCGAGCTGATGATGTGGGCTGAATATGATCGTGAAAACCCTATTAGCGATGTTCGCGCTGATATACGTAACGCCCAGCTTGTCTCCGCTATTTACGGGTCTCAGGGTGTCAAGGTAGGGATTGACGAAGCGACATTGCAATGGTCGAGCAGTGAAGAAGAGGCAGATGAGGGAGATCCGTTTGCTGGCCTTGAGGCAGCATTTATGGCAGCTAGCAAATGACTTTCTTTAAGATTCTCATTAGGATTAAGTGACTTATCAATGGGGATATGGATATGAAAAAGTTTTTGCTGGCGATTTCTGCATTTTCTCTGGCTGGTTGCGCCACTGATGATATGTTGAATAATAAATTTCCTACAGTAGTGGCTAAACCGGCTGGGGATATTTCTGGTTTATGGACTGGTGCTCTCGGGCCTTATATCTCAACTCTAAAAATTAACGCTGATGGTAATGGATATTCCTGCTACTCATGGAATGAAAAGAAATCAGTTGATAGGGTTAAATTTGACGGCGCGAATATTTATTTCCAGGAGGGTACTAAGTTACAGGTGATTTCTAAAGACAGAACAACACTTAAAGTTAATGCCCCTTATGGTTTTGGTAAAGAGTATGTTTACACCAGAGATGAGAGCCTTAGCCAGGCTTCACCTTATTGTGTGAAAGAACTTAAAGCTCTTTAAAACAAACGCACATGAATAAGACCTCGCTTAGGCGGGGTTTTTTATTGGAGAAAAAATGGCAACCCTCCGAGAGCTTATTATTAAAATCTCTGCAAATTCTCAATCATTTCAAACAGAGATAGCACGTGCTTCACGCATGGGTGCCGATTATTACAAGACTATGCAAAATGGCGGACGCCAGGCTGCAGCGGCAACAAAAGAAACTCAGCGTTCAATTTCGGCGCTAAACGAACAATTAAATACAGCTAAAGCGACCGCGTTATCAACCGCTGGAGCATTCGCGGGGGCGTTTGCCACTGGACACCTTATTCAGATCGCTGACGAATGGGTTTCAGTCAATGCGCGCTTGAAGCAAGCATCCAATTCAACCGATGATTTCACATCATCTCAACGTGCGCTAATGGATATCAGTCAGCGTACCGGGACCGCTTTCTCTGATAACGCAAATTTATTCTCCCGTTCAGCAGCTTCGATGCGTGAGTATGGTTATAGCTCAGAAGATGTCCTGAAAATAACTGAAGCAGTTTCAACGGGACTAAAATTATCGGGTGCCAACGCTCAGGAAAGCAGTTCCGTTATTACCCAGTTCAGCCAGGCACTTGCTCAGGGCGTGCTCAGGGGTGAAGAGTTTAATGCAGTTAACGAGGCAGGTGATCGTGTAATTCGCGCGCTGGCATCAGGTATGGGGGTTGCCAGGAAAGACCTCAAGGCAATGGCTGATGACGGCCAATTGACAGCTGATAAAGTTGTCCCGGCACTCATTAGCCAGCTCGGGACGCTCAGGGCGGAATACGTTTCAATGCCTCAGACCGTTTCTGCGGCTACAACAAAAATTGAAAACGCCTTTATGGCTTGGGTTGGTGGTGCTAATGAGGCCAGCGGAACTACGCGAACCCTTACGACTGGACTGAATGCTGTTGCGGATAATATCGATGAAGTCGCAACTGCTGCCGGTGCGCTGGTTGCTATTGGTGCTGCGCGTTTTTTTGGCAATCTTGTGTCTGGTGCTTCATCCGCTACGGTTGGGCTGGTCAATGCCGCGCGAAGTGAAGTTGCATTGGCTGAAGCTCAACTGCGTGGAACACAGGTATCAACTGCCAGGGCGCGGGCGACGGTTTACAGAGCTCAGCAGGCGCTTGTTGCAGCCAGGGCTACAGATGCTCAGGCTGCAGCAGAAAAAAGGCTTAGCCTGGCACAAGCATCTTTATCAAGAAACCTTGTTGCAAGAACAGCTGCGCAGACAGCTTTGAACTCTGTCACGTCAATTGGTGGTCGTCTTCTTGGTAGTCTGACGGGATTGGTTGGAGGCCCGGTAGGAGTGGTTCTTACGCTCGCCGCAACATGGTACACGCTGTATCAAAATCAGGAGCAAGCGCGCCGATCTGCGCAGGAATACGCGAACACCATTGATGAGGTCAGAAGCAAAACCAGCGGAATGACCCTTTCCGATGCCTCAGATAATGAGGGTAAAACCCGGCAGGCACTTGATGAGCAAAATCGTCTCGTTACTGAGCAAGAAAACAAAATCAGAAGTATCAAAAATGAAATTGCCGGTTTTCGTCAAATGCTGGAAAGTCCAGGCCTGACCATTGGCGATTACATGGTTAACCATCTGATGAGCATTGGCGACGCCACGGATGGTTTGGCTTCGGCTACCGACGCACTTGCAGTGGAGCAAGAGCGGTTGAGCCAGATGCAGGCGAAATCTGAGAGTATTCAGTCAGTGCTTGAAGGACTGGAGCACCGCCGGGTAGCGTTGATACGTCAGCAGGCGGCTGAACAAAATACTGCTTATCAGTCTCTTCTGATGATGAATGGGCAGCATACGGAATTTAACCGCCTTCTGGGACTTGGCAACACTTTACTTATGGCGCGGCAGGGCTTAGTTAATGCACCAATGCGCCTGCCTCAGGCTGACTTAACCCAAAAACAGACGGATGCGCTACAACAAAGCAGGCAGGACCTTGAGTTATCGAAACTCAAAGGATCTGACCGTGAAAGGGTTCGCCTCGGTTACGCCGCCGACGCATTAGGTCTGACTACAGATCCTCAGTATCAGACCAATCGTCAGGCATACATCAACCAGGGCATGGAGCGCTGGCAGAATGATGAAGCCAATAAGCCTAAACCAAAAGGACCAAAGTCAGACGAAGAGAAAGCAGAGGATGCTTATGAACGTCTCAATAAGCAGCAGCGTGAATCAATAGCTTTGTCTGGTCAAAATACTGAGCTGGCTAAAATTAAATATCAGGTAACTCAGGGGGAGTTAGTCTCTATTTCTGATGCGCATAAGCAAGAGCTACTGCGCAATGCTGCCGCGCTGGATCACGTCAATGCAGTAGAAAAACTGAAATCGTTAAACGAGCAACTAATGACGCCAGAAGAGGCGCTATTAAATACAACTCGCCAACGAATTAAGTTGTTAAAAGAGGCCGCACCCGCCACCGAAGAATACCGTAAAACCATGGAGAAAATCTCCAAGGCTACTATTCAGGATGCTCCGAAATTTGATGGCGTTGATGCATCTGTTGGCGGTGCCAGCGGTGAGTTAATTAAAATTGCTGATGCTCAGGCCGAGTTAGAAAAGTGGCATAAGAAGCAGCTCGAGATGCAAAAAGAACTGCTCGATGAAAAGGCTATTAATGAGCAAACCTATGCAGATCGCATTGCTGAAATTAATGAGACGAACGCTGATCGCCTGAAAGATATTCAATCGGGGTATACGTCAGCCAGTCTGTCTATGTTTTCGGACCTCGCCGGGCAATCAGCCCAACTGCTCCAAAGCATCGGTCAGGAAGGCAGTATCGCGTATAAGACACTTTTCTTTGCCAGCAAAGCGGCAGCGATCGCACAGGCTGTAATTAACACCGAGTTAGCTGCAACTAAAGCGATGGCAGAAGGTGGTCTGATTATGGGTATTCCAGCAGCGACGGCTATTCGCGCTGTCGGGTATGCATCGGTTGCACTGATTGCAGGGCAAACAATTGCAGGCATGGCCCACGATGGTATCGATAAAGTTCCCGAAACTGGCACCTGGTTGTTGCAGAAAGGGGAGCGTGTGGTTACCGCCAGTACGTCGGCAAAGCTGGACGCCACCCTGGAGAGGGTGCAAGCCGTTCGCCAGGACGCGGCTGGTGGGCAGATCCACATTCAGAACTCATTCACTGGTAAGCCTGATGATGTGACCATGGCGGCGATAGATAGCCGAAATCGTCAGCTTGTGATTTCAATACGAAAAGAGCTTACCGCTCAGATAGTTAGGCCAACTAATGAGTTTGGTCGTGCCCTGAATGGCTATTACGGCAGGACCAGAAAGGAGTAATCAAGTGTCTGAAATTTTTTACCCGCATGATTACCTGCCCCGGCCATTGCAGGAGGGCTACGGGTTCAAGCCTGTCAGTCCGTTGCAGCGAACGGAGTTGACGTCAGGGCGCTCGCGTCAGCGCCGGAAGTATACCAGCACACCGACGGTCGCAACGATTAACTGGACCTTCACCAAAAATAACCAGGCCCAGCTATTTGAATCCTGGTACCGTGACGTACTACTGGACGGCGCGAACTGGTTTTATATGCGCCTGCAAACTCCGCTCGGATGTGATCAGTTATTTAAATGCCGGTTTGTAGATATCTATGAAGGTCCTACTTTGATACCCCCAAAATACTGGAGGTTTAGCGCTCAACTTGAATTATGGGAGCGTCCTTTATTGCCTCCTGGCTGGGGTAATTTCCCTGAGTTTATCGCCGGGAGCGATATTATTGATTATGCGCTAAACAGGGAGTGGCCCGAGGTATGACGGTACTCAACAGGTTTTATGCCAGTAATGGAAGTGAAATACTTTTCAATACACTCCAGATTTCCATAGCAGGGCAGGATTACTGGCTGGTGGAGAATTTCGAAAATATTACTGCCATCACTGAATCGGGTGCATCTGTGACGTTCGAAGCTGCGGCCATGTCTGTATCTTTACCCGCCAGAAACAACGATGGCACGCAGGATCTGAAGTTCGCGATCAGCAATGTCGACGGTATTGTTTCAACCACAATTAGAGATGCACTTGAAAACAAGAGTTACGGGACACTGGTAATGCGGCAGTACATGTCAACCGACCTTAATTTTCCAGCGTCTCCACCCATAGCTATGGAAATTAAGAGCGGATCATGGGCGGCAACTGAGGCGCAAATAACCGCCGGATTCCTGAATATTCTGGATACAGCCTGGCCTCGTCTTCGTTACATCCTGTCGCTGTTTCCTGGTCTTCGCTACCTCAATTAGGGCATGTCTATGTTCGATCCTGATAAATACCTTTCGGTTAAATGGCTGAAGGGCGGGCGAGTACACCCGCAACTTGACTGCTTCGGCATAGTAAACGAAATCCGGCGTGACCTTGGGCTGGCGCCGTGGCCTGAATTCGCTGGCGTGACCAAAGACGATAACGGGCTGGACCGGGAAGCGCGTGGGCTGATGACGGGATTAGCCCGGTGCCAGCCTGTCGTGGGTGCCGGGATTGCGTGTTATTCCGGTTCCCTGGTCACACATGTTGCTGTCGTGGTGGAGATTGGCGGCGTGCTGCATGCCGCTGAATGCAACCAGCGCACTAACGTGACCTTTCTGCCGCTGGCGCGCTTTGAGCGCCGGTTCGTGAAAGTGGAGTACTACCAGTGACGATTCGAATTTACCCCTCACGCCTGCCGGGCGAACCGCTGGAGACCCATGAACACGGTACGCTGACCCTCCACGACTGGTTTTCGCAGAACGTGCAGGGCTGGGAGTTTAACCGTGAACACCCGGTTACTGTTGCGATTGACGGGGTAGCGGCCCCGGTCAGTGAATGGCCTCAACTCGTTATTACAGCTGAAAGTGATGTTCGGATGCATCCCGTTCCGTACGGTACAGGCGCTGAAATCGCCCTCTGGGTTGCAGTCGGTGTAGCCGTCGCCTCTGCGGCCTATTCGCTCTACATGATGACCACTATGCAGACGGGTGGCGCATCCCAGCCTGGCAATGGTGACCAGCTCGAGCTCAACCCGGCCAAAGCGAACACGGCCAAGCTTGGGGATCCGATCAGGGAGATTCTCGGGCGCTATAAGGTCTGGCCTGATTACGTTGTTCAGCCGATCAGCCGATTTGATTCAGCCGACCCAAAAAAATTCAGTACCAGCATGTTTTTGTGCGTGGGCGTTGGCGATATGACTATTCCGGCGTCATCGGTGCGTATTGGTTCCACGCCTGTCTCCGCTTTTGGTGATGATGTTTCATATACCGTTTACAACCCAGGAGCTGACGTCTCCGGTGACAGCCGCTCCGAGAACTGGTTCAACAATGGTGAGGTGGGTAACACCACCTCCGGTACATCAGGCCTTGACCTTGGTTCAACAGGCCCGCAAACCGTCAGTATCACGGCAGACGCGGTGCTGGTCAGCGGCAACACCATCACGCTGATCGAGGCCAGCGCCAGCGACGACGAAACTGAAATACCGGCGTCGTGGGTGGTGGGGACTGTCGTTACCGTCATCGCGCCGAACTCGTACAACGTGGCGAACACAGGCGGCTACAGCGTGATTTTCGGTGACGTCGATGAGTTGGCTCCGGTGGTGGGCATGCCGGTTGCCGTGAATTTCAACGAGTCTGATTACGACCTGTTTATTGCGAGCTATGCCCCTGGCGTTCCGGCGGTACCTGGCGTGGGTGGTTCGACGGCCAGCATTACGGCCAGCGCCGCGCCGACGACTTATGATTTCAGCTCATCACCCGTGACATTCACGATTGGCTGGGATGGCACGACCTATGCAGTGTCGCTGATCACCAATTACATCACGATGTCTGGATTGGTTAACACTATTACAAATCAGCTGACGGGCTCTGGGCTGATTGCCCGTGATAACAGCGGTCGCCTGCAAATTGTCGAGGAGACCAGCCCGTTTGCAGGCGGTAGCATCAGCCATAGCGTGTTGCCGGTTGCTGCATTCGGCAGCGCGCCGGTTGATGTTGTGGGTGTCGCGTCCAGCGGTGGTACCGCGGCTGTCGAAGCGCACATCACGCTGGCGTACAACAGCGCTACGGGTAAACCTTTTACGGGTATCCCTGATGGCGTTCAGCGTATTGCTATCGGGTACGGTGACGGGCAGTTTCGCATTACGGATATCGACGACCAGACAATCACCGTAGAGCGCGTGCGGGTCACGCAGGACGTCGGGGGCAACGATGTTATCACCGTCGATCCGACCTGGCCTGGATTCACTGAACGCACACTGCTGGATGCGCAGGTCACCGGCATTAACGATGATTATGCCTGGCTGGGTCCATTCCTGGCCTGTCCTGATGGCGAAACGACCACCACGATTGAGAACAATTTCATCTTCCCCAATGGCCACATTCAGTACAAAAAGAACGGCGATCCGAAATCCCACAATGTCCGTATCGTTGTTCAGTATCGAAATGCCGCTACAGCAGGAACCTGGTCGGAGATAGCCTACAACTTCACAAACAAAACAGCTGACGGGCATGGTTATACTCGCCGCCTCAGTGCATTACCTGCCGCACAGTATGAGGTCCGGGTGCGCCGCACAACTAAAATCGGAGGTGCGCGAACCGTCAATAATGTTTACTGGCAAGCGCTACGGTCCAGGCTAAGAAAACGTCCATCCAGTTATGCCGGGGTCACTACGATGGGGATCACCGTGCGAACCGGCAACCGCCTGGCCGCGCAGTCAGATCGGCGTATCAGTGTGGTCCCCACCCGAATTTATAGCGGGGGACGAACTGCACGCAGCATCAGCGGCGCGCTGTATCACGTACTGGAGTCGCTGGGCTTCACCGCTGACCAGATAGACAGCGATGCGATTGATGCCCTGGAATCGACGTACTGGACGCCTCGCGGAGAGACATTTGATTTTGCTACGGGCGACAGCACGTCAGCGCTGGAGATGCTCCAGAAAATCTGTTACGCCGGGATGGGCTATTTTCTTCTGACTGATGGCCTGGTGTCTGCCGGACGGGAGGGCATTAAACCCTGGGTGGGCATGATCACCCCGCAGGAAACAACCGAGGAGTTGCAGACCTCGTTTAAAGCCCCGTCGCAGGATGATTACGATGGGGTTGATGTGACCTATATCAACGGCACGACATGGGCAGAGGAAACGGTGCAATGCCGGTTACCTGGCAATCCGACGCCGATGAAAATTGAGAGTTACACGCTGGAAGGGGTGCCTGATGGGGACCGAGCATATCGCATCGGCATGCGTCGGTTATTGGGTTACACACTCCAGCGCCTGCAGCACTCCACCTCAACGGAAATGGACGCGCTCTGTTATCAGTATATGGACAGGATTGTTTTGGCCGACGACATCCCCGGCGGCCAGACACTGAGTTGCCTGATAACGGATGTCTCGTTTAACAGCAGCACAATTACTCTGACGCTTAGCGAACCGCCTGACTGGTCATTCGAAAACCCCAGAGTGATTATCCGAAATCAGGAGGGCGGCGCATCCTCAATGCTGGTACCCACCCGCATTGACGATCACACCATATCGATCCCATACACCCAGGAACTGGACATTGAAATGTGGCAGATGGATGACCCGGCCATTGAGCCGCCGCGCCTGTTGTTCTGCTCGTCTGTCCGCGTTCCGTATGACGCCCTGATAGGTGAGATATCGCCGGGCAGCGACGGAACAAGCGGGGTGACCGCCGTTCAGTACCATCCAGGAAAATACCAATATGACGACGCCAGCTATCCCGGCGATGTCGCGTAATACCACCATCATCCTTTAACCCGCTTCGGCGGGTTTTTTTTCGCCTGGAGCGAACATGACACAATACGCCACCTTAAAACCGCTTGGTTCAACTGACCCGCGCGATCTTTTCGATAATGCGCAGAATCTGGATTTTGCAGTAAACAGCATCAGCCAGGCCATCTGGAAAGATCGCTTTGGAGTAAACCGGAAAACGTACTGGGGGATGGAGCAGGAATTTGCAGCCCAGTTATTAACCCAGAAACAGCGGTTCGACCTGTTCATCCAGAACGCGGGCTACAAGGTAATTGGTGATTACGAAGACGGCCCACTGACCATTACTGAGTACAACCAGCTCATTCGCTATAACGATGAATTCTGGAAACTCGACGCCGCCACGGATATCCCGTTCACCACCACCGGCAATGATGCGACGTCGTGGGCGACGGACTCCACCCATTTTGTGAGCGTGGGGGACGCTGCACTCCGGCA